CAGTAAGACCTTCCCGGGGGAATACATCCCCCGGGTTGTACGGCCTTGAATTATCCTGTAAATCCTCAAAGTAGGCGATTACCCGCCACATTATCAAGCACCCGCAGAAATGGTCTCTACGCAGATACCGTCAAGATACTCAGCAAAGAGCACCATACCCATGATTGCGGTAGACTCAGATACCACGGTGTCATAGTTGCCTTCAGCATGGAAGCCAATCAGCGGGGTCTCACCATCAACGGTAAAGTTAAGACCTGCACGAGCAAAGTCGCTTTCGGACGGGTTGACATAATACAGAACAAGGTTTTCAACCGGGGTTGCGATAACCTTGTTTGCCGGGATATCGGAGCTCAGGAACAGCCGTCTGTATCCAAGGAAGTTCTCGATATAATTCATGCCGAACTCGGACTGAATGGTAATGTTTGCATTGCCGAGATACTTGTAAGCATCAAGGATGTTGCACCAACCAACGATTTCAGTGATGCCCTTACGCATCCTCTTCCACTTGTCGCGGACTTTACCCTGAGCCATAGCAAGAGCCGCTTGGAAGGTTGCTTCGGTTCCGGTCAGCTCTCCGGTCTGAAGGTATGCGATGAACTTGTCAAGCACCTTGCCCTGAAGCTCATAAAGGAACTGATCATCGGTCATCTGAATCGCGGCATCATAGCCGTGGTCAGCGATGGCCTCGATGGATACGCCCTTTTTCCATTTGTTGATGGTAATGGTCGCATAGGGCTTTTCCTTGACCTGAGCCTCAGAATACGGGATGCTCTCGCCCTCACCGACATCACCGTCACCAACGGTGACTACAGCATATTTGCTTTTCAGGACGGAGCCCGGGGCCTTCGCCACAAGCCGGGAAACGCCCATCAGATCCCGCAGATCCTGCCAGTTGGTGGAAAATCTGCTAACGAAATCAATTTCACGCGCAGTAATGTCAATCTTTGCGGATGTAGTAAGATTCTCTTTTGCCATATTGGTTCTCCTATTCTGCCTGCCCAAACAGTTCCATGTTCTCGGAAATGAGCTTCTGCCGGGCCTTTGCGTCCTTAACAGCCATGATTTCCTTCTTTGTCATGGTTGTTCCGCCGCTTGCCGCCGGGGGAGTGTTGGTTTCCGCGCCTTTGGTTTCGGTTGTTTGGATGTAATCGCTCCAATCTTCCTTGACGGATGCACGGACCGCTTTTGCGTCCTTCAGCTTTCCGCCCTCATCAAGCTCGATACCATCAACACCCTGCCATTTAAGGATTTGCGCAATGCCCTTTTCGGATACGTTCATATCCTTCAGGAGCTCTGTATATGCTTTCTCCTTCGCGGCCCGGGATTCCTTCTGTTCCTGTTCGGCCTTGTACTTTTCGTACTCATCTTTTAACTGCTGATATTCAGTGGCACTCGACTCCTTGTCCTTGTCCACAGAGGACTTCAGTTCGTCCAGTTCCTTTTGCACTTCGGGGAGCTTCTCCGCATCAGGCTTGTACTTCTGCACATCCGCCTCCAGTGTGGTAATTTGCTCCTTGAGGCCGTTCACGGTCTCGCTGTGCATCTCAATAATTTGGTCAATCTGTGCCGCTTCAATTCCCATTGCGGACAGGCTTTTTCTCGTAAGTGCCATCGTTTGTCTCCTTTTCTTCGGGGCGGTCCTTCGCCATCAGACAATAAAAAAAAGAACCATCAACTGATGCAGTTCGTCGCATCAATCAATGGCTCTCGACCTCTTGGGCTCTCGGCTCCTTGAACACCGGGACTTGTCGGTTGCACCTCTTGCACTTAACGTAAATCACGCCATCGCGCTCGATTGCCACCAACTTTCCGCAATCGCAGAACACCGGGCTCCCATCATTCAGTTTTCGCAAAATCAGAGTTCCTCCTGATATCGCTATTCTATGTGTATTATAACATATATCACACAGCATTGCAAAGAAACAATTTCTTACAACATCCGACAGTATGCGGGTTCCGCCCTGTCGATAAAAATAATTTACGATTTTCGTTCTTTTTATGTTGACATAGCACGGATTTCGTGTTACTATATCATTGTAAGGAGAACACGGCACACGAAACGGAGGTTGGAGATGAAGGTAAAGGCGGTTGAGAATGGTAGTTTGAAAGTTCAGGTATTCCTTTATTACGCCACGGTTCTGAAAAACAAGAAATCCGAGAGAGTGTTCCCGGAATTCGAACAGGACACCACCGAATATAACCGAATCGCATCTGAACGCCTCAAGGCTAGATACTACGAAGAAGATAATCGCCTTTGGAGCCTTGAGGAGTACATGAAAATGTTTGATTGGGCCGCCAAATCTCGGGTTCGAGAACTTGCCGAAGACAGGGCACTGGAAATCCGCGAGGAACTCATTGCCGAAGGATTCCTTTGGAAAAAGGTCATTGAAAAACCGTTTGGACGGTCCGGTAAAGGCAAAAGAATCACCACTTACATTGGCCTCACATCTAAAGGCAGGGAATGGGCCCCGAAGTACATTGAGAAGTTCGGGCTTGCGAAGATCGAAGACAAATAAACACCATCCCGGGCCGGGCGGGTTATCCCGGCAGGAGGATATCATGAAATGGAAAGTAACATTCAAGAAGGTCTACGAGTATGAGATCGACATTGACTCAGATGAAGAGTACGACGCTGAAAATGCCGCATTTGAGCTGTTTGAACGCGATTGCAAATATCCGGTATCAGACACGCATTATGACTACTGCGATGTTGAGTGCTTAGAGGAAGAGGAGGAATATTGATGGCAAAGACATTGACATATCAGGAACTCATCGACTACGCCCGGAAGCCAAAGAACTACGCCATGGGCGGAGAATTCATAGCAGAGTGTTGGGAAGAGAAGGACTTTGACGAATACGTCAAATTGTTCGGCCCCATCACAAAGAGAGACGCGTTGTTCCTCTTCCGGCTTCAGAAGAGCCACTTTGACGATATCGTATCAACGATTTGGTAAATTTACGATTTTCGTACATTTCCGCTTGACACAGTACGCCGCCCGTGCTATACTATCATTGTAAGGAACGGACGGCATACACGAAGGAGGATTTGAAATGAAGGTAGCAGAAACCATACTGGAACAGCTTGGCGGGAATCGCTTTATTGTAATGACTGGAGCGCACGGGTTCGTCGCTGACGAGAAGTCCTTGAGGATGTGCCTTCCCCGGAACGCGAGCAAGGCGAATCGCCTGACCATCACCCTGACCCCGATGGACACCTACAACATGGAGTTTGTTAAGTACACCCCATACCGGATCAGCACTCGGGGCGGACAGCTACGGGAGTATCACGAGAAGTGGGAGACAATCCGGGAGTTTGAAGGAATCTACTTTGACCAGCTACAGGAGCTCTTCACCGAAGTAACAGGCCTGTATACCCATCTGTAAACAATAGGGCGGAAGCCGAAAGGAGAATTGAAATGACAAGAGAAGAACTGGTAGCTATGGTTGGTAACGAGGAACAGGCGGACTTCGCGCTGACGCTTCTGCTCAAATCCGTGAAGAGACCGTTCATTGAATCGGTCATCCGGCAGGAGCTCTTTGAGATCAACTCTGCCATCGATGAGTATAGAGCTGAGGGAATCATTTATAGATGCAACGGCTCTGACCATGTGGCTTGGGGTAAGGAGTACGAACCCTATAAGCGGGAAAACGTAACCGCCTTTGATGCTCCTGACAACATTGTAGAGGAAGGCAAAGCATTGCGGAGAAAATGCGACAAGGCGGACATTCTGTTATACCGCCGGAACCGCGTCAGATCTTTGTTGGCGGTCAGATAAATTGGCCCTCCGGGGCCTTTTTTATTGACCAAAAATATTTTTCATTTTTCGTATAAAAACGCTTGACATAATACGTAACCCGTATTATACTATCATTGTAAGGTTGATACGGAGAACCCCCTGAGGGCGGAGAGGAGAATTGAAATGAAGAAAATCGCAGAGATGAACGGAACTGAGAAAATTGCTTGGAGAAACATCAAGGGAGTGTTCGATTGGGAAGTTGGCGGTTGGTATAATTGCATTCAGGACTCCTGCGAGGAGTATATCCCCGATACTGAGGACGAGGCAAAGGACATCATCTACGAAGAGGCACTCGTTGACGCGGCAACCCCCGGGCACTTCCGCCGGGGAGGAGCTCCGCGAGAGATGCGGTTTGCCGGGTCCGAGTTCATCCGGGAGTGCATTGACCACCTTTTCAAGAAGGACGTGGACGTTGCCGAAATCAGAGAGGCGAAGAACTGGTAATGACAGGATTGCGGGCCCTCCGGGGCCATGATGGTTGAAAGGAGAATTGAAATGCTGAAAAAGTACCTGAGAAAGATTCTTGAAGCCGCTGATGCTGAGGAGGCATGGAACACCGTGTTTTACGGTGAGAACGGAATTGACATGGCCTATCAGAGAGAGAAGCTGAAGGCCGATGAGTACGAACTGCTTGTGGCGGTTCTCGACAGGATAGCATAAGGAGGTTGCCATGAGAAAAACAGAACTGAGCCCCGGCTCCCGGATTGAGCTTATTGACGGATTCCTCATCGTGAAGAATTGTAACGACGCAGGGCTGTACGATATTGACGAGTACATCGCGGATGACTATGGCGGTTGCATTTTTGATGAGTGCATCCGGCTGACGGGCCCTGAGATTGCCCGGAGAATGAAGGAAGTTGACGGGCTGAACCACAAGGTTGTATGGATTGGATAGGAGGACAAAATGGATATCAACACCACTGCCGCATCATTACTTGACGGAGGTTGGCTCCCGAAGGACCGGGACATGATTCAGGAGGAGTACGGTTTCGACGATGACGAGATTGAGGCCGTTGTAAAGGAGATGGAGCTGTTCATTCAGGACGAGCAGTTCGACCCCGACAGAGAGAAGGCAAAGGACATCATCCGGGCAGGACACTATAACGCCGCTGTGGAGCTCATGGATGACGAGCTCCGGGAACAGATACACGACGAGCTTGCCCCTTGCTCCGGGGTGGATTTCCTTACCCGGTACTTGAAAGAGCATCAAAAGAAGTTTGGAGAAGAGTTCATTTTGAACTGAAATTAAAGCCCCGGGAATCCCGGGGCTGTTTTTATGACTTGAGATACTTTTCAATTATGGATTGATACTCATCAAGATGATCAGCGATTGACGGCTGAATGTACGGCCTCGCGACCATTCTTCGGGTTCCCATCTCGACATATACTGCATACTCAACATTGGTTCCAACGCTGACCGTGTTTTGCCCGCTATGTGAATCGCAATCATGAGTAATGCTGTTTCTTAGTCTTCCTGTGTCAACCGGACACAGCCCCTTTGCATAGCCTTCCGCCTTTTGTCCTATCGCTTCAAGAGCCCGGGCCCGTTGTTCCCGGCAGGAGTTTTTTATGAGTTCCGTATTGTCAGTCTCAAGATGGAATTCAAAGCTCACACAATCACCCCTTCCGATACTCTGCTACGTATTGTCGCCGGATAGCTTCACCCACGTCTTCCTGATAGGTTATTGAACGAGAGGATGCCCTATGATTGGATTTCCAATCTTCGTAGCTTTCCTCCTCAAGGTTGTCCGTATTCCTCCACGACAAATCTGACATATCGTTCTCAAACCCTTCAACCTGAGTAATCATCGTGCAACGACAGTTCCATATCTCCGCCGGATGCGCAAATGGATCACCGGGGAACATGATATACCCATGATCGCTCAGGAACGGCTCCTCAACGTCCACAGATTGCCCGTCAAGGTCCACATGAGAATCTCTCGTTCTTCCATCCAATGTTGCCATCCACGTCTTCTGAAGCTTGATTCCGTAGCTCTGAGCCCTTTCCATGGCATGGATTCTGCCGCCATTCTCAGCAGATGTAATTGCCGTCCGGGCATATCGGATTGTGGATTTGTGATTCGTCTCCCCCATGGTTGATGCGATGCGCTTTGCCATGTTTGGGATGCTCTCCCCCTGAAGAATCGCTTGAGTCGTCACAGACTGAATTTGCCCTTTCTGCCACGCAATGTCCTTCCCGGCGGCAATCCGGGCCTTCATGTTCTTTCCGGGGTCCGGCAGAATCTTCGCCTCTTCTGCTATGATGCGATTAGTCGTGTCCTTGTTATACAACAGATAGGACGTGTCCACGCTCGTTTGCTGTTCAATCTTATAGGTTGTGTAATCATGATTGATGACGTATACTGTCGGCTTCTCCCCGGAAACAATCTCCCGGGCCGTGACGTTCACGTTGTGAAGCTCCGCCGCCATTGAATCCCGCATAGCCTCCCATCGCTTCCCGGTCATAACTTGCCCGGTTTTCCACTGCTTATACTCCTCAGCGGTCTTTGTTCCGTCAGCGACCCATTTCTGCCACTTTTTGTCCTTAGCCTCATACCGTTTGAGATAATCGTCAAGTTTCGCCTGAAGTTCTTTCTCAGCTTGAGAGTATTCTTTCGCGAGCTTCTTTTCAAGCTCCCGAATTATGCCATCAGTCTGTTCGTGCGCGATATCACGCATGGACACCACCACCTGTCTCAGAGTTGATAACGTCGATATAGCAGTCAAAGAAATCCATCAGCTCATCCGCATCCATCCCGAGCCGATCAAGGAACTGTCCGAGAATCTCGACATGAGCGGCGGTCATATTGTGCGCTTCAATGATAGTGTTCCCGATGCCCGGTTGGCCCGAGTGCTTCTCGACATAAGAAACCTTGCCTTTATCAAACAGCGTCATTACCTGCCACCCCCTCATTTCTTCTTTCCCTTTTTGTACTTCAGGAAGCTCGGGTCCTGCTTGATTTTATCAAGTTCCTGAAGATACTGTTCCTGATAAGCCTCTTTGATTTTAGCTCTCTCGGACTTATTCCGCTCCCGGATTTCCGCAATCTTCTTTTTCAGTCTTGCCTTATTCTTGGAGTGCTTCATCTGCCGCCGGACAGCATCGATTTCCTTTTTGATGTCTTCCTTCAGCTTTTCGTAGGCCTTCTTGCGGTCCGCCATAATGGCTTCCTTTACTTCCTTTGCCGCAATCTTGCCCATCTCATTCAGCCCCGCCGTTGAGCTCCGGGACTGCCGCCCTTTAAGCTGTCTGTGCTTCATGTAATATTCATGGGCTTTGACCGGGTCATAATACTTGCTTGCGTATGCCATTAGTATTCATCCTCCAGTCCGTCGATTAGCGAATCCAGTTCGTCAAGTTCATCATCGACCTCTGTGTCAGTATCATCCTCAAGCTCATCATCCATGCCAACACCTGCACGTTCAATCTCGTCCATTTCCATCTGCTCGAGGATTTCATCAGCCTGATCGCCGTCCCCGAGAAGCGTCAGCACCTTGCGGGTCACATATTCGCTTGTAAGGGCCGTAGAGGCCGCGAGAACCGTTTGAACGTCTTCGCCCGTATTAATTAACATGGAGCGAGTAAAAGTCGGTTTTGCGGCGATTCCGGCAACCTGAAGGATACCCTTGAGGAACTTCCTCACACAGTATTCATACTGGTCAGCCTTGATGTTCATCGGCTCGTACGCCGCCTTAATCTGAGTCGCGGTAACAGCCCCGGAGCGGATGTCATCAACATTGAGGGCCATGTAATCCCGGTAGAGGTCTCGCTCAATCCTGTCAAGGAGTGTTTCCCGGGCCGCGTATGGAATATCAACAGTCTGCGCCTGTACGTCCGTGTCGCCATCCACATCGGTGACATGAAGCATCCGCAGACGGTCAAGGAACTTTGCCATGTCAACGTCATCCATGCCTCCGGCGTTTCGGATGATCCAATAAATCTGTGCGGTGTCGAGGTCATTCAGGAACCCGTTCTTGATGAGGTCGTAAGCATCAATCTGTTCCCGGATGCCGACAAGCTCTGACTGGTGTTGCGGATTGGCCCACATCGGCACAATCGGGAATGATGGATAGTTCTCACCATCCATGATGACAGTACCGTCAAGCGGGGAGCTCTTCACAATCTGCTTATAGGCCCTCTTTGCATGTAGCACCTCACCGTCGCCTTCATTCTTGCGAAGGTCCCACAGATAGTCTGTATACCCGTCTTCCTCATAAAGCGTTGCCCGGAGAGGCTTTTGGTCATCCACCTGCCACCAACGGATTCCGGCCCGCAGAGAGCCGTTCTCTTCATCCCATAACGGCACAAACTCAGTCAGCCTGAATACGTCGATATGGTCCATATTCCAAAAGCCAAAAGCAACACCATCCACCAATGCATCCCGGCAAAGCTCCTGAAGGTCCGTGTCAAAATCCTCCCCGAGCTTGTCAACGGTGTCCGGCTCATCCCATGTCACGCCATTTCCGAGCAGGTATTGGTTCTGCTGTGTCACGAAGTAGTTGAACAGATTCCTGCGCGTCTTATGGTTCGGGCTCCATCTGTCCGGAACTTCCCGGCCCGTAAGCGTCCGCAGGGTTTTCTGATACCGCATGATGGACGTATTACACTTGCGGTCATAGTCCTGCGCGGTCACCGCATCCTGATAGCCTCCTGTCGTCTTGTGCTGATAGATTGCCATTCGCACGAATTCCATCAGCGCGTCGTCCCTTTGAGGCACTTCCTGAAAGTCTTGAAACGTAAACATGAGCCAAGCTCCTCCTTTTTGTTGGCGGCTCTCGGCTCATGGCTTTCTCGGCTCTGTATGACGGATCAGAAGCCCGTCAGTGAATGATATACTTCATCTTCTCCGCGCTTGCCCCAAAGCACTCTTACAATGCTTGCGAGGCTGTCAGGCGCGTCATCATGCTCTGCATTTTCATTGTACTCGCAAATCTGATCGATGTATTCTTTGTCGGTTCCCTTTACGAATACAATGTTCTTCCATTCTCCCCGGAGATAGGTTGTTATCTTCAGGAACTTATTCATGGATTCCGTATAAGTTACAACCCGTTCGCCCTTCTTCCTGAGCTCCTTTGCGAGATACCCTTTGTCGGCGTTAATCTCGTTGTATATTCTTCCGGCGTTGAACTTCTTCCTCCATGATATAATCTCGTCTTCCACGTCGTCAATATGCTTCCGCCAAATCTTCCCGAAAACGTAATATTTGCCTTCCGACTTCCGGCAGATTGTAAAGGCTG